GCTTCACAATCTCTGCGATCTGATCCTCGGCGGGCTGGCCCTTGGTGTCTTCGTAGTGCTTGGCGAAGGACTCGAAAGCGGTCGTGATCGGGTTCGCCTCGGCCTCGGCCGGAGCCTCCGGCTTGGCGGGTTCGATAGTCAGATCGTTCGGCTTGTCCGCTTCGTCTGCGGGCTTGTCCTCGGACTTGGGAGACCGGAGCTTGGCTTCCAGTTCCGCATACGATTTCGCCATGTCATCGACGCGGATCGTGCCCGCTTCCGCATCCCAGAATTTCTCCGAAATGTGGGCGGGACGCTCCGGCTTGGCCGGGGTTTCCGGCGCCGACAGGGAGTCTTTGTAGGTCGAGGGGTCTGCACTCTCTGGAAAGGCCGACGCCGGAAGCTGGGAATAGTCAGGTGCGGGCGAGGTGGTCTCTATGACCGGGCTTTCGAGGCTCATTAAGTTCCTTGGTTAGGGTCTTGGGTCGCCGCGCCGATGGCGGCTTCCGCGATGGCCGGGGTCGCGGCTTGCATGGCCTGTTGCGCCATGGCTTGCTGCTGCTCTTGGGCCATTTGGTCCTCCGTCTTCAGGAGGGTTTCGAGGCTTGAGACGCCGTGTTCATTGCCAAGGCGGCTCAAGAACGCGGGGGCGTTCACGAGGCTGGCGAAGACCTGCGGCGTCAGGATTTGGATGGCGTCGGCGGCGAACGTGCGAAGGCGGTTCACCTCTGCGGCCCGACCAAGCGCGGCCAGACCCGTCACGATCTTCGGACGAATGCCCTCGGGGATGGCGGGGATGAGTTTGCGCTGTGCCGCGACATAGAGATAGCGGGCTGCAATCGGCTGTTGGAGTTCGGAGGCCAGCACAGAGAAGGTGCCGCCCAAACCGTTTTCCAGTTCTTCGGATTGGCTGCGGATTTCTTCAGCCGTGACACGCTCTGCGTCGCGATAGTTTGCGACGAGGAACGCTTCTTTGACCCGCGCCTCAATGGTCGCGGTCACGTCCTTGATGACGGCGAAGTCCTGCGACTTGTTCAGACCGAGCCTCTGGATGGCTTCGGGTTCGCCATAGAGGTAGTCGCCGGATTCGGCCGCCGCGAGTTCCGCGACATCGAGCGACGAGTTCGGATTGACGACCGTGACGACGCGAGAGGCGATGGCTGCGAACTGCGTGATGGCCTTGTAGTTGTCGTCCATCGACAGGAGGTCGCCGAGATATTCGGTGACGTGGCTGCGGCCATAGTCGCTACCGGGAACGACGGTCCAACGCGGGGCGAGCCATCCAGCCTGATCGGTCGGGATGGGGTCGGACTTGGAGCCGGGGACTTCCTTGCCCTCGATCTCCTGCCAGTGCGTGACCTTGCCGTCCCGTTGTTCGACAACGGTGTAAACATCGATCTGCTTCTCGTCCGTGTTCGGGTCGAGCTTGACGCCAAGGGCGGTGCGAACGGCCTCGGGGAGGGTCGAAGGCCAGACCTTCTCTTGGATGATGATGTCGGTGAACTGGCCGTAGTTGTCACGCTTCAACACGAACTGGTCGATGCGATACACGCGAGGGGCGCGGTCCTGCGGCAGGTAGCCGACGACGTTGCCCGCTGCGATCAGTTGCTTGATGACTTCTGCCAGCGCGGGACGAACCTTGAGGTCGTCCATCATCGCGGCGGTCGTCTCGGCCACCTGCGACAGGCGGGTGTCTACGTCGTTCTTGTCCGCCTGAAGCTGCGCCGCCGCGAAGGCGTCGAGTTCCAGTCGGAAGAACTGGACCGAGGTCGGAAACAGGGTCGAGAGCAACCGCGCCGACAGGCTGCGGAGGCCGTGTGCGCCCGCCGACTGATAGGGTTGGGTCGGGCTGTAGTGTTCATTCTGGCCGATCTCTGGGATCAAGCCGGGAATGGTCAGCCGCGATGCCTCACGCGCCTTCTCCAGAACGGAGTTGCGGGCGACCGACAGCGCGCTGAAACGCGCTGCTGCGGTCTTCATGCGGTAGGGTTAGACTTTCGAAGAGAGGGTTCTGCTCGTGATCGCCAGCGACGGGCGCGCGAGGTCGGAGAGAGTGTTTCCGGTGGCGACGTTCGGCGTTGCCGGAAGCGTCGGGCTGGACGGTGTAGTCGTCGCGCCGGGGACGCTCGGTGTGCCCGTGGCCTTGCGGATCGTCAGGGCGCGAACACCGCTCTGACGGGCGCGGACAACGGCGTCGAGGCCGTCGAGATAGGGGTTGCGAAGGATCGGGGCGTCAGCCGCGACCGGCGCAGAAACCACCTTCGGTTTCTTGAAAAGGGAACACATGAGCGGTCTCCGTTAGAGGGCGTTCGGCCGCTCAAGAGATCGTTCGAACTGGCGTTGAAGTTGGCGGGCGAGATCGCGGCGACCGGCCGCGAACATCACTTCCTCAATCGTCTGACCGGGGCGCGGCATAGGCTCGGGACAGAAGATGTCGAGCCACTTGATGAGGTCGGGAATGTTGGTCGGGAAGGTGTCGCGGACGCCGTGAGCGGCGGGCTGGTGTCTGCTCACGCGGCGGGCGCGTCTTTCCAGACGATGCCAATCACGCCACCGATAGCGGCGCCGACTGCCAGAGCGACATCGACATAGGCCGGATCAACGGCGATGCCGAAGGCGGTCGCGAGAGCCACGAGACCGACGTAGGTGCTGCGCTCTTTGAGGCGAGGCAGGATGTAATCGCGGACGAAATTCATGGCGATTGCCCTTTGAAGAAAATGGTTTGGGGGCGGGCATCCGGGTTAAATATGGGATGCTCAAATGTGAGGGCCGGTGGGCCGCGAAGATCGAAGACCTGCTTGCAGCAAGCGATGAACGGCTGGGGATCAAGCCCAAGGAGCCGATCATGGGGACATGCAAAGTCTGCGCGGGAGAGTTCGTCTCCACACCTAACCGTCGCTACTGCGGCGACGCCTGTCGGGCGGTCACGATCAAGGGCTATGACGACGCGCGGCGGGCGAAAAAGAAACAGGCCCGACAACTTCATCGGACCCCCACATTCTGAATGCGAGTGCGCCGAGGTCGCCGGAAATCGAGATCAGGGTTCCGCCCGTAGGCTCGCGTCCCATGATGTAGAGATCATTCCACTCGTGCTGGATGCCTTGCGACAGAAGCCACGCCGACGCCTCGTCTGCCAGATCGGTCGGCATGAGGAAGTGCGCGGCGTCCGACTGCATCAGACCGGCCAGCGCGACAAAGACATCTACGTCAGGCTTCACTCAATGCGGCGCAACTCGCCGTCAGCATAATCGCGGATCGCTTGGACGTGGACGGTGTGCGGGCCTTCCGCCGTCGAAAGCATTCGCTTCGCGCTGTTCAGTGCGTCGTGGCCGTCGATGCCGATGGCGTCGGAGATCACGGCTGCAACCAGAAACAGGGCGCGGACCTGATCGGACGGGTTTGCGTCTTGGATGCGAGACAGCAGTGCGAAGGCTGGCTCGCGTAGGAGGGCGACCGTCGAATCCGTGCGGACGCGATCACCGATTGAGGGCAATGGGTTCATGGGATTGGTTCGAGTGTTCAATAGCTGGCCCATGGATCACGCGAACAGGTAGGGGCTGCGTCGAACTTGCTCGATGTCGAAGGCGCCAAGGGCCGGGACCGGCGGGATTTTGTCGGCCCACTCCGGCGGAAGCTGCGCGATGAATTCCTCTCGGAACACCTCAAGCCAGTTCGTCTCGTAGAGATCGGCGAAGGTGTCGCGGAGGATGTTTTGAAGGTCCGACACGCGGGCGGCATGGACGCCGAAGCTGTCATGGACAACGGCCAGAGAGCGGATGTCGTGGTCGTAGCAACGGTTCGCCACGCCCATGAGGTGAGAGGCGTCCATGCTGTGGATCAGGTTCGGACTGATGCCGTTCGCCTGACGCTTGCTGTCGAGTTTCGAAAGTTCGTTCCTGACCTGTAGCCGGATGCGCTGGCCCTTGAAGACGACACGGATCAGGTCGGCCTTGCGGCTCTTGTAGGTCTGAAGCACAGGCAGACCCGTGGGCGCCGTCCATCGGATCGGCACACCGGCCTTGGTCATGATCGACGCGACCGTTCGCAGCCACGCCATGGCTTCGGCTGCGGCGACGACAGTGCCCTGAACGCCGTCCCAGATTTCAGCCGCCATGTAGCGAGCCGCCACATAGTTGTCGGCGTCGAGGTAGGGCTGACCGGCGCCGTCGATCTCGCGAAGCGTCTGGAGGATTTGATCGCAGTAGCCGTATTTCGTGGCCGAGTAGGTGAAGGTCATGACCGGGCGTTTGGTGATCTTGCGAGTGACCTTGTTGCCCTTCCATGCAGTCGCGGCCGGGTCGTAGCTCTCGTTCACGCGGGCCTGAACGGCGGCGGCGACATCGCTGTAGATGTCCTGCGGCCGGTCGCCCGGTTTGAGGTTGACGGCTTTGGCTCCGATGGGGTCTCGGAGCATGGCCGAGAAGTGCTGCAAGCCGCTGTTGCTGCCATCAAGGCTCACCGGAAGGTGACTGATGAAGTCGGCGCCCTCGCGGATGTAGCCCGCCCATTCCAGACACGCGGCCAAGGCCATGAAGGGGCTGTCGGCCGTCGCCCAGAACCGTTGACCGTCGAGTGGATCGGCCGCGCTGTCGAGGATGGCGATCTGATTGTCCCACACCCACTGCACACGCTCGTCGAATGACACCTTGTCGATGCCGAACAGG